AAATCTTCAGGTAAAGCATCATCTTTCTGTAGTTTCCACCCATTTCCACTTAACACATGAACACTTCGATTTTGTTTATCTCTATGCCAAACAAGTTTATCACCTTCTACCGTATGTTCAAAAGTTCTAACTTTGAACATTTTCCCTGTTCCGTGTTGTTCTAAAATCTCTTCTTTATATGGTTTAGTCATCTAATCCAGGATAAAAATTATTGTTCTTTTCTTTGTAACCATAAAAACTGCCTTCTTTTACAGGTGTGGGTATTAGTCCTTGTACCCAATTGTCTGCGACATCTTCTGCATATGATTCACTATGAGCATGAACTTCTCGTGTTTCCACAAATTTTTTATCTTCATAAAGGTCTACTTCAAATCCTTTTTCTTGTTTAAAGACTTCTGCATATCTATTTTCGTATGCATATGTATGATATAGTTTTGTCATGATACAGGTATATAGGTTTTACCAGAAAAAGTCTCCACCACCACTTAAACCTAGTTGTTTTGCGTAGTGTGGTAGTCTGCAAGCCCAATATCCTGCTGTTGTTTTGTCTGTTTTATTTTTGCAATCATGTCTTGCCGCAAATGAGTCAGCAGCTTTTTTGTTATTGATTTTGACTTTAAGACCTGTTGTATCACCCCATGTGATTTTCTTTATTTTGTCTCCGTCTTTTACATAGACATAATATTTTTTAGGACCACCAACTTTAGGTGAGTTGAGTTCTGGTTCTTTTTCATCTTCTTCAAACATAGGGCAGTCTAAAGGCACTAATTCACCTTCATATACTTCAAATGACCCTACATCAGTTTCTAAGATGTTTTTATCAACTTCTGTTAGTGTATATTTGTTTTCTGATACTAATCTTCTTGCCTCGTTGATGCATTCGAAATACATCATAGAACCGAGTCTAAATGGATTGTCTAAAAGATTAGTTTTATTGGATTGCATTGCATCTAGGGTTTCCTCGATTGCAACCTCTTTCAATGTTTTCATAATTATTTGTCTATTACTTCAAATTCTTCATTTGCAGGATAACCTTTTAATGGATTACCAAACACATCTTTAAAGTTTTTCTTTGCTCTCACTTGTTGTTCGTGAAATGCTTTTTCGGTTTCTTTAATATATGCTTCTTCTGACTGACCTGGTGTGTCTGCTTGATATTTCTTTCTGATATCATCTGTTCCTAATTCACAAACACCATCATCAGATACATTACCTTTACCTGGCATCATTTCTTCACCAAACTTTAAGAATAGTTTACCTTTCTCTTGTGACTTATCAGTCACTTTATGACCAACCATTGAACCGATAGTGTTAATCATACCAAGGCCTTTCTCGGGATTTTTCTCATACTCTTTTTCTAATCTTTCTCCAACTTTTTTAGTAATCAATTTAATGATATCTATAGCTGAAGTGACTAGTTTACCTTCATTGACTTCACTGATAGGTACACAATTTGGTACTTGTTTACCATTTTTTGTTTTGAATCCTTTCTGAACATAACCATCCCAGCATGCTTCTTCTAGTTTCTCCTCATTCTTATTCTTATTTTTTCTATCATAGTCTTTAATCGACTTCTTTGCAGACTTCATCATTGCTTTTTGATGTGCCTTTTGTTGAGACTGATTTCTTTTTCTCATTACATCTGAATGTCTTTCTTCTATAGATTCACCTCTAACTTTATCTGCAAGGTCTTTGTCTGCCTTACCCCATGTGCCAGAACCTTTAGTGATAAAAGAATTTACTCTTGCATGTCCCCATTGCTCAGGAGTTGTGCCAGGTCTATGACCAGTTCTCCATGCAGCGACACCTCTTTTGTATACTTGTTTGAGTATACCCATAGATATGCCTGTTTTGTCGGCTTTCTTTTTGAGTGACTTATCGGCAGCACCTTCTTCTTCTAATTCGACTTCTTCTCGTTGTGCTTCTCTCTGTTTTTGCATCAACTCGTTTTCTTTTTCTTTGTCGTCTTCTGCCTTTTGTTTGTCGTTTTCTTTTTCGTGTTTCTGTTTTAACTTTTCGACTTCTCTTTCGTGTTTGTCTTTTTGTCTATCTTGTTCGTCTGCTTGGTTTGCTTTCAGTCTTGCAGCGGCAACTGCATCTTCACCGAACATTTTTTTGAATTTCTTTGTGTGTTTTGAGGGTTTTGTTTTTGCTTGTGCATCACCTGGAGCAGGTTCATATGCACTAGAATCATCATCGTCTTTCTTTGCACCCTTTTCGAAGTGCCTTGCTCTATCTTGTTTAGTAGACTTTGCAAGTTTATCATCACCTTTCTTATCGAAGTATTTCTTAGGTTGAGTTCCGTCGCGAGTTTTCACATCTTTATCTTGTGCTACTTTCTTTGCCTCGGCGATATTTTGGTCTAATATATCCATAATAACTATTTATCCTTTTTTCTTCAGTAATAATTCGTATTCTCTCCAAGAAGTTGCCTTCTTGTTACCAGGAAATTTAGATGACCAACCTTGTAGATAACTATAAAGTTTTGATGCCTTTGCATCTAAGGATTTTATATCATCATCGTTTGAGACTTCTATAAAGTCTTTCTTAAAGATTCCTCTGAATTGTTTTAGATTCTTTTGAGCTGAATCCCAATCACCTTTTACAATTTCAGGTGGTAATTTTCTTGCTCTCTTTTCATTTCGTTTTTGTGCATTGTCTAATGATGCACTGACATATATCATTTTGTACTCATACCCTAATTCATCTAACATCTTCTTATAGTTTACAATTTTAGATGATTTAGCACTGGTAGTATCAAATATAAGACCAAGTCTGCCGTTAATGTATCTATCCATTGCATTACCTGTAATCTTTTTTGCCTTGGCACGAATACCATCTCTGACATTTGAATCAATATTTCTTAAATCTAGGGATAATCCTGCTTTCTTTAGACCTGATTCAAAAGCAGTATCAGTATTGACAAGTTTTAACCCTAATGCTTTCAGACCGAGTTTTCTAACAACAGTAGATTTACCTGAACCTGGACCTCCCATTAAGAACACTGCTTTGAATGTTCCTGGGTCATAGACTCCCTCGTCTATTAAGTCTTCTATCATATAGTCTGGTAGTGTTGACTCAACAATACCCATACCTTTACGAATATCTTTGTATAGATTCTCTATATCTTTTTTGTTTCTTGTAGGAACTCCTTTAGAGAATGCTTCGAAATCACCTTGTTCTGCCAAGGCACGGAGTTTTGATGCACTCATTCCTGAAACATCATCGGCATCTGGGTCTCTTTCTCCTGCAGATACTATTTGTATATCATCGAACTTATAATATCCATGTCTTGCTTTGACACCATTGTATTTCTTTAACAACATCTCAAACTCTTTGACTCTATCTGAACCAACGACCATTTTTACTCTGTTGTAATTTTGTTTCTGTAGTTCATTACATATATCGAATACAGTTCTTGCAGCGACATTTGCAACTATTCTACCAAAGAATTTTTGAAGGTACTTAATCTTGTCTTTATGTGATAGTGGATTTTTCTTAGGGTCATTTGAGTGTGATGTGAATAACATTACTTGATACCCACCACTTGATTCTTTTTTAAGTTTGTCTACTAACTTTGCATGACCTGTAGTTGGTGGATTGAAACGACCAAAGGTGAATACTACGCCTTTATCTTTTCCTTCTTTTAAAAATGAACTTAATTTTTTCATTACTTATCCCAATTCTTTTGTGCAGTGAAGTTATTATATGCAAACTCCATTCTATCTACTAATTTAACTGCACTTCCTGTTTTGTCTATTGCAACATAACCTTCAGGATTTACAACTTCAAAACCTGTTGCAGTCTTTTTGAAAGTTCCTATACTCTTTACTCTATTTAGGGCAACAATGATTATCTGTTTTGCAATAACAAGGCCTTCCATAAACTTAGTTAGATTGGTAATGAACTTGTTTAATGCACGAAGTTCGTTATATAATTGTTCACCAATCTCTCTCTTAATCTCTTTAGTCTTTTCCATTTTAACTTTTCCAACTACTTTATCTCTCCAATAGTTCTCAAAGTGTTTCATGTATCCTGCATATGTTGGTTTAAAAGTACCACCTCTAATTTGTGCATTACAGTATGTCTTGTAAGATGCACCTGCACCCTTTTGATTTATTGTTGACTGTAATTCCATAAACTTCTGTAAGTCTTTCTTAGTGATACCATGAAATGATTTACCAACTCCTGATAAGACCTGTGTAAGTTTAAGTGTTTCTTTTGCAGTCATTGTGGAGTTTCCAGACACATCTTTATATGTTGCATCATCTACCCATACATCTGATGAACTACCTAGACTTGATGTATTTGCACCAAAACTGGCACCTAAATCTTCGATTGTAGAACCACTGTATGTAGTATGAAATACAATTCCCATTTTAGAACTTGCAATAGTTTTACCTAACTTAGAGTTTACATCTACTGCATACATGATTGTATTTGGTTGAAATGTAATGAATGATTTACCATCTATCTTAGTCGTTTTCTTATCGTTGGTGTACATCAAATCACCTTGCATGATTGTATTCCAAGATAACTTAGATAGATATTTAAATGATGTTAGAAACTTTTCTTTTAATTGACCTGAGAGTTCAGATGCATCGTTGATTTCTTGTTCTGAAGTATAGAACAATGGTGTCTTATTGAATAGTGATTTCTTTGCAACGAAGAATTGACTTGTCTCTGGATGTTTTCCACAAAAGATTGCAGGTGCACCATCCCATTTAACAGTCATGTTTACAGAACTGTTAGAATTTCCTTTCAACATGTCTCTTAAACCTTGTAGAAAGTTTATTGCACCACGACCACCATCAATCCCTTGATTGATAATCTCGTCTTCTAAGTGTTCTAAATGTAGATTTTTTGCGCCCATAATAGTAGATTATACACCTTTTTAATGTGTTTGTCTACTATTTATGTGTTTTGGAAGTTGTGTTAGTCTACTGGTTGTGCAATAGCATCATATGATGTTATATCTGTTGCATCTGTTTCTTTAGCAGCCCATGTAGTTTTCTTGCTGTTTAATGCATCTAAGTCTGCTTGTAGATTACCAGCAGTCCATTTCTTTGAACTATCATCACCTTTAACAGTGTGTTCTTTAAATGAGGTAACTGATGAGTGTGTACCATTCATAACTTTACAATAAGTTATTAGGTCTGCAACTTCAGTTCTAATTTGTGCATCGGTAATTCCACTTCTATCACCATCGACACCCATGTCACTGACTACAGCATCTCCATGTGCCAAGGCAGCTGTATGAAACTGGTCTACAGTCACATCTGCAGCTAATGATTCAAAGAATGCAAGTTTTACATTGTTTTCAGCCAACTCAGTTGTCTTTTTGTCAATAGCAGGTTGAATTGTGTTGTCTATTTCGTCTTGATATACGCCCATTTGATTCCTCTAACTAGGTTTTTATAGAAGTATTTAGGTTTTAGAAAGCGGAGTGGAGTGCAATTTAGTCTCTATTTTAGAAATTTTTTTATTAATTTCTTTGGATTTGATATCATCCGAGTCCTGTTTTGCTGTGCGGAGTTCTTTCTTCAAAGCTATCTTCTTTGATATCATATTGATTACTTCTTCGCTTTTTAAATTCTTTGCCATAATACTAAATACATAATGTATATATCTATTTATGTATTTTTGATGTCTATCACATCACTTTCTACAAAACATTTTGCAATGTCTTTATTTGGTATTTGAACTTTGTATGATGTATCACTCTTAGAAATGATAACTGCACAAGACATAAACACCTTTTTGATGCATTTCTTGTATAAAAATAGTTGAACTAAGTCTAAACAATCTTTCTCCATCGACATTTCACCTAGAATTGGGTGATTGTGAGTGTGAGTTCCTTTTGAAACTTCGTATGTAATAAGACCTAATCCATCTTTTAACTTTTCATATGCCTCTTCTAATCCTTCAGTCTTTGAAGTGGTCTTCACAAAAGAACAAACTTCAATAGGACCGAATGAACCATGTTTCTTTGATTTCGTCTCTGCAATCCCTACTGCATCAGCACCTTTCTGACTAGTTGCATCTGGATGAATGACTCTATCAATCCAATTACCATACTGACCACTATTCCTTTCATTCAAGTCTTCATCAATCCATACTCTAGGATTATCTGTAAACCTTTTAATGTAATCTTCGTATGTTTCTATTCTTCTATCGTTGGTGCCCATAGTGTCTCCAAATAAGTTTTATCTTTCTTCTTCAACTTGAACAATGTATTCATCACATTGTAATCTAATGTTGCAAGTTTGTTCTTTTGTAGAGTATCCTTTGTCAAATAACCCATAGAGTGTTTCTTAGAATAGTTAATATATGCCATGGATATTGCCTCTGTATTTAAGAAAGGAACATCTTTCACATCGAAGTTATCAAACACTTCGTCTTCTGCTTTCTCAATCAATCTTGCAAGACAAAGTAAATCTTCAATGATAATCTCATCTGGTTTTGTATATGCAGTTTGCATTATCTTTGATGCAGTAATGAAAGAATCGGCACTATAATACTTGTAGAACTTATCTCCTTTTTTTGGTGTCACTAGTAATGCTTTGAAGATATCTTGTAATTTATCAATTCTTGGTGCATCTGGATAAAAATATCCATGTTTAACATCAATGTTTGCTTTTCCGAGAGTCGTTAAAACTGATTGTGCATCTTCATATTCAGAAGTGTTCTTAGGGAAACACAACCATGCTTTGTAAATGTTAATGAACTGAACTTCATTTGAAACAGAATTCTTCACCACAAATCTTTGTGCCTCAATTTCTTTCTCTTCTTGTAAAGTTAAACCCTCTTCATGTTCAGTTGGTAATACTGAATACTCAGTTTCACCTACAAGAAATAACATAATGATTCTATGACCACCATCAGCAACTCTCCAGTTATATTGACCATAACTTCTGAAAGTCATTAAAGGTTCTGCCAATGTGCCATCAAAACCACCGACTTTGATAACATTCTCAAAACATTTTAATAAATCTGTAATTCTTTGATAACTTAGGTCTAAAAACATATCTGTTAACTTTACTGTAGGACAACTAGCCCAAGCTTCACTCATAACACCTGTACCGTGATAATCTTGTAAGAAAGTTAAAATCTTCTTTTTGTTTTTGAACAACTCAAAGATTTCTGTATAAGGAACTTTTTCATCTCCCTTTACATGTTTGTATTCGAAACAGAGATTCTTAAACTCAGTTTGCAACTGATAAATCTCACCTAATAATGGATTTAACCTGTTTTTTATTTCTTTATCGTTTAACACAAACAATTATCCTCTATTAAATTGAAATCGACTAACTCTAGTACCTCACTGAAACTAATAACAGAACTGTCAAATTCTCTTAAAGCCAGATGAACAAGAGTTTCAACTTCCTGTACTGTAAAACTACCGCCGAGTCTGTACTCTAATCTGATAGTCTCGTTAACATCTTCTGCGATGCTTTCTGCATAATTCTTTTCCATTATGCTACCTCTGTTTCTAAATTTTCGAACCACTTGCCAAGGGATTTTTCACCCACGACTTTAGTGCCATCTACCATGACATACTCGACATTATAACTACCACCTAGGTTGCCTTTATCGACATGCTCGTAAGTCCATACTTGAACCTTAGAGAGAATCTCACTTCTCATGTAACCGTAGTCACCATTCTCGGTGACTTTCTTAGAAGTCCACTGACCTTTCTCATTCTTCTCTAAGATATAAGGAGATTCCCAAGCTTCAATGTGGTCTGACAAATTCTCTTCGTCAATAAGTTCCCAATCAAGGACATATTCCATTGACGCAGGATTCTCATAAGAGTGAATGAATGCAGTCTCATTGACAAGACCTTCAAGGTACTCTGTATTGATGAAATCAATATCAGTAATCAGATACGAAGACCCACCTTTGAACTTCCAATATGACTCAGAAACACCATGCACATAATCTTCATTATGAGCTGCATAGTTCTCTTTGTATTGGGTTTGAATTATTAAGTTTAACATATTTTCTCCTTCTTCATTATATACATAGTATAACAAAAAAAGAGGCGTAATGGCAACGCTTATCTACCTACTTGTCCGAGATATTTGTGTTTGGTTTCTTCCCATGACATCATTGCAATATCATCGTAGAAGAGAGTATCATCTAGTCGTTGTCTCTCTGAATTCATCAGATTATTGATTCTTTTGGCAGCGTATTTCTCTTTCCATAGAGTGGTAAGACCCTCTGTAGAGAAGTCTTGTGAACGAACTAGTTGGTCTTCTTTAATCTCACCTCTTAGAAACTCTCTGGAGTTATCATATAAGGCAGACCAGTAGATACCTCTTTGGTGGTCTGAACGAATAATGTTCTTAGGTATTTCTAGTTTAGGGAATAGAAAACTTCTGAATCGATTTCTATGGTCTCTTTTCCAAGGTTGACCGTTCTCTCGTGTTGCTACATAAAGTGAGAAGAATCTATCGTTGTAGTTCTTTTCTCCGTACTTCAGCATCTCGCGTTCGGTGTCTTTGGTCAATTCGTATGTCATAGAACCATTTGAGTATCCACATTTCTTCCAATGTTTGAGTCTATCGTATTGTGATAAACCACCTGTCTTGGATTTACCATATAAAGATGTAGTTGTGACACTGACTAGTTTATTACCATAGTTTTCTTCCCACTGTTTCTGTATATCTTCTGATAGACATAGAAGTGCAAGTAGTTTTCCACCTGTGTAGTTATACCCTAGTGGTTGTAGTGGTACAATTGTAGAACCAATACATGAATGATTTAGAATACCACTGTTGGTTTTGAAATCTCTTTCCCAACCGATATGATTATCACGAGGAGTCAAGTCAATGAAATCACCTGTGATACAGATAACTCCAAGATATTTTCCTGTTGGTTTATCTCTGACAACATAGTGTAGATTTCTACCGATGTTAGAAGAGTTCTTCATTGTGGATGTAAATGTTCTGATACAATTCCAGATTTCTGACCATGAACCTGCAGAGAAGTTATCGTCTCCTTCTTTTGAGGTGTATATCAATTCTGGTTCTAGTTTTTCAAAGTCTTCATATGAATTAGGCATCCATATATTACTCTTCACTTCGTTGATGAGTTTTACATGTTTCTCATTTACGAATTGTTTCTCTGAACCGAATAGAGTTCCTATCTCATGTGTAGGATATTTACGGTGTATCTCTTGATACTTCAAGTACAAAGTGTATTCTTCTACTGACATTTGAGATACAAAAGATAAGTCTTCTGTAATTCTATCTCTCATCATAGACCTGCCTATTGCATCAGGTTCTACATAGTTTTCTTTATACTCTTCGTATTGTTTCTGTATTAGTTTATCATCAAACATTGAAATCCTGGTATTTTTCAGCACCTCGGTTTCTATCAAATACTGGTACATCATCACTGATATTTGTGCCACTATCTACTAGTTCCTCTTGTGCATCTTGTTCACAATCGTATAACTTCATACGACTTCTATCGATACCAATGACGAATCTTTTGAAGACTGTTGGGTCATTGTATCTATTCTTTAACTGTTTGACTACCATTTGGTCTAACTCTTCTAGTTCTTCTGAAGAGATTAGTGCAAACATAAAGTCTGCAGTTGCAGGTAAACCAAATGATTCTGAAGTATCTTCAAGACCAATATCAGTAGAACCAAAACCACTTCTTGTAGTCTGAGTTGCACTCATAATTGGTACATCAAATTCTACTGCAAGTCCTCTAAGTTCTTCTGCAATACTCTTCACTAATGTGTATGAGTTTGCACCTGCACCTGGTCTTATTCTATGTGAAGAACAGATGTTTAGATAGTCAATGAATATCATATCAGGTTTGAAATCTTTTTTGATTTCTAGTTCTTGTAATAGATGTCTAAAATGACCGACATGTGCCGATGCAGTAGGATATTCTTTGATGATAAGTCTGCCTTTAGTTTTTTGTGCAATCTTTTCAATCTTTTTATCATACTGTTTCTTAGATAAATCAGGTAAATCTTTCATAGGAATGTTCAATGTATTTGCATCGATTCTCTCTGCAATTCTTTCTTCTGACATTTCAAGTGTAATGTATAGTATGTTCTTGTTCATCATCAAACCAGCAGATGCCATATGACACATGAATAAGGACTTACCAACACCAGTACCTGCAAGACATATATTAAGTGTTTTGTTTGGAAGACCACCTTTAGTAATCTTGTTAAAGTATTCTAAGTCAAACGGAATCTTCTCTTCTTCTGTATGATAGAATTCAAATCTTGCTTCTGCATCTTCAATCTGGTCATGACCAATATTTTGGTCAAATGATACAGATAATGCATCTTTCAAAAGTTCAGGTATTTCACCAGTAGACCTTTGAGATTTCTTATCGATAACCTCAATAGAATCCATGACTGCAATATAGATTGCTCTATCTTTGCACCACTTCTCAGTCTCTTCAACGAGCCAATCCATTGGAGTTGTCTCTTTGTCGAATTGACTGATTACGGTTTTAGACATTTTCAATTCATTCTCGTTAATAGAAGTATTGTTGTCTAAGTTTATGAGAAGTGCTTCCGTAGTAGGTGGTTTAGTATACTTCAAGAAATACTCTTGTATCTCTTTAAATACTACCTTCTCGTCACTCTCGGTGAAATACTCTGATTTTAGGAAAGGTAAAACCTTCCTAGTAAAGGGTTCATTCTGAATCAGATTCTTCAGGATTGTCTGTTCTAATCTCGCTATTGCTTCCATATTTAAACTCTGTGTTAACTGCTTGTTCTAGTGATTCCATAACTTCTTCTGTGAAGTATTTTTCAGGATTATTGTTAATGGTTTTACCAAATTCGGTTTTGCCATTCGGTAATTTAACTCTCGTTGATGATTTCTCAAAAACACCATGTTTGAGTGCAAGGTCTAGTAGACCATAATACCTATCAAGACCAGTGTCATATGATAATCTCACATCAACAACTTTGTTCTCAACAGTAAGTCTGGACTTTGCATTCTTACAGTGAATAATATTACCGATAATATCTGTTCCGTCTTTTTCCTTTCTCTTAGAGAGATAGATAATTGATGATGCAGCGTATTTAAGACCACTACCACCACCCATTTCTTTTTGTGGGAACATAGAACCAATTACATCGTAAGTATGGTTAGTGACAATCATAGGAACTTTTGCTCTTCCGAGTTTTAAAGTTAACACTCTGAATGCACCTTTTACAATTTGGGCACGAGTCATATCTTTTGTCTCTTTGCCCTCTGCAGTATCTTCGATTTCTTTAGTAGTTGATAACATACCAAGTGAATCTAATACAAACATCATAGGTGGTCGTTCTGACTCATCTGTTTCTAAATATTTGTCTAAGATACTTATTGATTGAGTTCTGAACTGTTGAACAGTCACAACTGGTACAATAACGATTCTCTTTGAATCTATGCCTCTGTCTTCAATCATTTCTCTTGTGATTGCAGATTCAGATTCAAAGTAAATTACTGCAGCGTCTGGATTATCTGAAAGGAATTGTTTCACTATTCCTAATGCAAAGAAAGTTTTTCCTGTTGCTGATTCACCTGCAATTGCAGTAATTTTATTTTTGGGAAGTCCACCGTGTAGTGAACCGGAAAGGAGTGCATTGAATATATAACTGCCTGTGTCTACAAACGAGTCTACATCTCCTGCTTGAACTCCGTCAGCAACAATACCTGCGTACTCATTGCCTGTTGATTTGATTAAGTCTTTCAAAAAACTCATAACTATACACCTCTCATAATGTTTTTAATCATAACTCTATTATAGAGGTATCTATGAGATTTGTAAAGGGGTTTTTTAGTCTTTTTTCTGGTATGTTTTTGCGAGTTCTTTGATAGAACCGTCACATTTTACATGTTCTTCCATCATCGCTTTGATTTGAGAAATCTGAACTTCCATGTATAAGAATCCGGCATATAATCCACCGATTAGAAACATATAAACCAAATCTATCGAAGAGAATTCCATTAATCGTCTAAAACAACTGTTGCATTAGCAAGTAATATTTCTCTGTTTGCCATGTGTTGTTCTTCTACTAAGTCTTTGTTCTCACCTGTATATGGTACTGCATGATGGTCTGTAATCATTTGTTCGTTTACATTGACTTTAATGCCTTCTTCATGAACAAATAGTTCACCAAGTATTCTTCCGAATTTACCTTTATCATGTGAGATTAGAGTAATTGATTCTGCAGATTCTAATAATTCTTTAAGATGTTTTTTAGATGCCTTACCGAATTTCTTTTCTACTAAGTCTCTTGTTCTGGATTCAGGAGTATCTATGCCCAGCATCCTTACTCTTTGTTTTTTATAAACCATTCCGAAACCAAGGTCAATATCTACATCTACTGTATCACCGTCAACCACTTTTGCAATAGTCACATTGTATTCATATGTGTTTTTCATAAGGTTATTTAGGATAATTGTGTCTTCGGTGTGAAGTCTTCTCTTCCCAATCTTCTATTGCTTTTTTGATGGAGTCTTCTGCAAGGACTGAGCAGTGTAATTTGATTGCAGGTAATTCAAGGATTTCTGCAATCTCTTTATCTTTAATAAGTTTTGCTTCGTCAATCGTTTTCCCTGTAAGTAAGTCAACGAACAACGAACTCGATGCAATAGCACTTCCGCATCCGTATGTTTTGAATTTGACATCTATGATTCTCTCATTGTCGTCTAATTTTAATTGAAGTTTCATTACATCACCACATGCAGGAGCTCCTGTCATGCCTGTTGCAACCATTGGGTCTTTTGGGTCGAATCTACCCACTGAATGTTTTTCAGGATTCCTTAAAACATCCTCGAATCTATCGACTACTTTTTTACTATATGCCATGGTTATATTTATCCAAAGAAACTATCAAGACTTGCAACTGGTTCTACATTCCAGTCAATAAGATTGATAATACCTTTGAGTGGTTCAATGAATGCCTTATCAAACTGTAAGTCATAATCAACATACTTCTGTATGTCAAACTCACGAGGCAGAACCGATAAGAATGAGATAACATTCTCTTTTATTGGGTTTGGTGTTGTAAGATATGTAAAGTGGAGTTTATCTCCGTTCTTTATCAACTCATATCTTTTATCTAAGTTTAGTTTCTCTAAGTGGTGATTGTAAAGTAAGGCACCTCGGACATGTATGGGTGTACCCTTTGAGTAGATGTTTGAGTTGTCATGATATTGTTTAATATTATTACACCCTCTTGGTGAGGCAATCTCTTCTACAGGTAGATTTCTGAATTCCTTTCTTGTTGTTTCAACAAATTCCCACAATTCATTCTCTGTTTTAGTCATTACAATATTCAATGCTTCAGTAAGTTTCTTTCTGACCCATTGTGGAGTTGAAGACTTTGCAGTTTCAATACCCATCATTTTTAATTTAGGTTCTCTAAGTCTTACACCCTCATTGTCATATACATTTAGAATGTATCTTTTCTTTGCAGTCCAGATACCTCTATCTGCAATTACTTCACGACCCATTTCCATTTTCTGTTGAAATGAATTTGTGTAATCTTTAAGGTCTTCAAAACCCTCTCTTAATGCCTTCTCAATTTCAACTTCAATCTTACATAAGAAGTCAACAACTTTACTCTTATCTTTTTGTTGTTCTGGTGTGAAGATTTGATTTACTAAATCATCAAGTGTGATATAGATTGAATCAGTGTCCATTGCAACGATGTAATCTTTGTTTGTCTTTAGAACTTTGTTTAGATAATCATTTGCAGTTTTCTCTGACCACTTAATTACTAATTGACCTGCAGTAGTGACTGACTCTGCAAGTTGTGGGTCAAAGAATGCAAACCATTGATTAGCAAGAACACCATATGCACTGTTTAAAGAAATCTTTCTGACCTGTTGGTTGTTGTATGCTCGTTTAATTCTAACTTCGAGTTTTTTCTTTTCAATAGGGTCGTCACATACTTGTAGTTCTTTCTGATAACCAATCATCTTCTGTTTGTATTCCTTTCTCTCATCGTATAATGTTTCCATGAGTTCTGGAAGAAAACCTTGTTTGTCTCTTTTGAATTTAACACCGTTTGGTGTGACTGTTAGATTCTGTCTTTTCAATTCAGATAAGTCAATCGTCTTGTCTAACATGCCTGCAATCTTGGTGTCCATAAGACCAGTCTTTACCATTTTCTCTGGTGAAATATTAAACTGCATGATTAGATGTGGATAAAGAGAGTTCAAGTCAAACGACATAACCCAATTATGACCACCGACTTGTGGTTCTTTTACATATGCACCTTCAATACGATGATTCTTTCCGTCTCGTCTTAATGCCTGAGGTGGTGTTTGTATGCCTTGTTTCTTCAGATGATTATAGATGATTGTTTCCCAATACTTAACCATACCGAATGTGTCATTGTAATTACACTTGGCAGAATATGCCATAACGATTGTTAGTTCTAAGAATCCAAGTTTCTCTTCTAGTTCTTCAACAAGAACTGCATCTTTAACATTATATGCAAGGAACTTTGAGTAGTCTTGTTTGTAAAGTGTGTGTAGATTGCCATACTCTGAGTAATCAATCTTACCTGTATTGAGTTCTACTTGTGAAATGTGTTCTAGTTTATATGACTCTTGTGTTTGTGGGGTATGTTTACGATACAAGTCTAAGTAATCTACAATACTGATACCATAAAGATTGAATGTCTGTTGTTTCTGACCAAAGTTAGACATGTATTCTCTGACATCTGACATACCCCATGGTGATAATTTCTTATGTTCATCTTGACCAAAAACTTTATCAATTCTATTACAAAGATATGTGATATCAAATGAATCTACATTCCAACCTGTGATAATATCAAAAGAGGCCTTTCTCCAGAATTTGATGAACTCTGTTAGAAGTTGTGCCTCGTCTACACAATTATAGTAAACACAATTGGCAGGTTTTTCATCCCAAGGACCTAGACCGAAGACATGTGTATTATGACCGAAAGGTTTGATTGCAATTGCATTGACTTTCTCACCTGCAATCATTGGTTCTGGAAAACCATCTTCACATTCACACTCAATATCAAGTGTTGCAATTCTTACTTTCTTTGTGTCGTATTCGAAATCTGTTGGGAACTTATCTGAAATATAAGTGTAAACATATCTATCATAACCATGTATTTCCATACCTGCAGTTTGATGATATTTTTCTCTGAACTTTCTGGCACCACCCATTGAGTTGAGTTCTACAACTTCAAGTGGTCTGCCGTCTAGTGATTTGTAAGGTGTGTCACCTTTTCTGGAAGGAACAAAATGTTTAGGTCTATAATCGACCTTCATTTTTACCCTTTTATTGCCTTGATAACCTGTGACTAGTATTTTGTCGCGAGTACGACATACATTTGTATAAAAATCCATACTGTAAGTATACTACAGTAGGTCTATTCTGTCAATGTGGTTTGTGGTTTGTTGTGAATTAAATCGTAGCATGCCTCATACTTTTCTTTTGCAGTTGCATACCTTTCGATTTGAGTGTCAAGTGCCTGTGCAACATCTGGATGTTCACCGATACCTGCTGGATTGTTTTGATATACATCAATATTGGCCATTGCAATGTCCATTTCACCTTGATACTGACTCATCAGTGCTTTTAATAAAGATTCTCTACTCATTACTTGTTGCCTCTCTGACCTCTTACTTGATTACCTGTTTCTACTTTGTAGTTTTGTTCTAGTTGAGGTTTTGCATCGAAAACTGATTGAACTTTATCATGTCTAATTTCAAAAACATATTCTTTTGCAAAGGGTATATAAGGTGCAAGTTGAACTTCCATTCTATTGTCGTCTAAAGAAACTAGACATTGTTGACAATCTCTTAATTCGTATTTTCCTTTCCACCATAGATTTTTAAAGAAACCAATTAAAATTTCTCCTGTATCTAATCTAAGACACTTAACTTCGTCTCTTATATTACGCACTTCTTACCATCTCCTGTAGTTCAACACTTCTTCTTCCTACTTGTCCGAACCATTTAGAGTCTTGCATTTCAACAGCAACTTTCTCCCAATCACATGAGACAACACCTTTCCACATGTTATTAAACTTACTGAATCTTGTTCCACCTAAGTTGAATGTCATGTTAACTAATACATGTTGTATGTTTTCTGGTAATGCATAGAAGTCTTCACCACCCTTTGATTCAAATAAATGAATAGTTTCATCTAAATGTTTATCAAAGTCATAGTCATAGACATCGTCTACTCTTTCTTGTGAGACTGGTGTGCCAACAGGTTGACCATGTTCATCATCACTATCTTTGATTAAGTGTCCGACACCAAAGGTTAAATAACCTAGTGAATCTTTGTAGACTTCAAGGACTTCTCCTTCATGTCTTTTAATTTCTGCCATCAATTTTTCTCTGTTCATTATTAACTCCTTGTTAAGTCTAATTCTATTTCATCGTCTTCGTTTTCTCTGGCAGTTTCTATTGCCTCAAATTCACGATATTTAGTTTGTAATCTATTTTTCTCAGCAAACCAGGCATCTGTACCAGGTTCTTCAAATTCACCAAATATGTATATGGTATCTCCGTTAGTTATCACTATCGGATATTGTGTTGGTCTTTCAAAATCAGACATCTTTTTCCTCTTTCTGTATTTGTTCTTGCATAATCTCTACAAGAATGTTTCCCATAAGATTATTTAGGTCGTTATTATTTAGTAGATTATCAAGTTCTTCTCCACTATCTGGCAACCTTCTAATCGTTCTTTCAAAGTTTATATTTGGTTTTCCGTCTTCGAATCCTACTTTACCATACTGATAGACAAGACCTTTAAAGTCTCCTTCTATAATTTCTATAGCAGCGTCCTGTTCGTGGGGGTTCTCTACTACTCTAAATGTTTTACCGAATAATGTCAATGTCATCTGGATTCTCATTCCATACTTCAAGTGTATCTCGAAGTCTACCATCAGAACAGAGAGTGTTGTATCTATTAGATGCTTTCTTTCTCCACCATTCTGTTAAATTATTTATTGAGTATCTATCATGGTTGGATTTCTTTATCAGTGTATCAGTTTTACCTAATATAACATCTTTAGAATTCTCATAACCTAAATCAGATACATAAAATCTTTTTCTTTCATTCAATCTTCTTGCATCATCTACTAATTCTACAAAAGATTTTCTATCATCTGCATTAAGGGACTTCTTAATAATAGATATCATTTTAGATTGAACTTTCATCTTTCTACTTGATGCTCCTTCCCAAACAATCGGACCACCATTCTTTTCTACAAAGAATTTCTCTAAGTCTTTAAAGTAATTGTCATTCATAAGTGGTGCAAAATTGCTATCAGTTAGACCTTGACCTTTCATAAAAGGTTTTAAACCGTCATACTGTGACATACTCTTAGTTGAGCCATATAGTGAGGTAGTTTCAAAGTGACATAGATTCATGTCATACTTCTCATCTATAATTTGTTTCACCTCATGTGAACAACACATCAATGCAAGTAGTTTACCACCAAGATAATTGAATCCAAATGGTTGAGTAGGAACTATAATCATTCCCATGATTGCATGTTTGTTAAATACAGGCATTGCCTCTGCACCTAACACTTCATTAAAATACCTATTTCTAGGAGCAATGTTCATCATTGGTGAACCTAGTCTTATGAAACCCACAATCTTATTTGTATTTGTTTCATAGACCATTAAAATTAATTTTCTACCAGGATTTGAGGCCTCAATTGCATGTGATGTAATAATCTCTAAGTAGTTGTGAAAGATTTCGTGGTCTGCAACACCAACTCTAAAGTTCATATCTTCTGGATGCATGTTGAAGTCTGAAAAGAAATCGTCTGATAGATTAAAACCAAAAAGAGGAGATGGCATTTTTGCCACCCTCTCTAGTTTGATTTTTCTTAAATAGTCTGCCATATTACCAAAATTCTGGTAATACTCGGTGATTTTATCAGAAGCAAACTTAGCGTCTTCCTCTGATAAGACTAAATCACATTTGAAATCAGGCATTCTATAAGTTTGCTAATACATTCTCAGGTGATGATACTTCATATGGGTCTGTATCAATGTTGTCACCGTATCCTGCTTCTGCAAACATTCTTTCAATAACACCATCATTTACTACCATTGCATATCTCCAACTTCTAATACCGAAACCGAGATTTGCTTTCTTAACTGAAGCACCTATTAGTTGAGTGAATTCACCATTTCCGTCTGGTAATGGTCTCACATTCTCTACACCTTGTCCTTCAAACCATGCATTCATTACGAATGAATCGTTTACTGATAGACAATATATTTCATCAACACCCTTTGCTTGGAATTGTGAGAACTGAGTCTCAAAACCAGGTAGTTGGAATGATGAACATGTTGGTGTAAATGCACCAGGTAATGCAAAGATTACCACTCTTTTACCTGCAAATTGTTCTTTAGTGTTTAACATAACAAAGTCACCATTGACTCTGATAGGCATAACCACTTCAGGTATTTGAGTTTGTCCTTCGACTATTTCTAGTCCAATCTTATTATTCATTTACTTCTCCATAATATAAAAAGATACACCCATTATAAACCAAATAGGTGTATCTGTAAAGGTAGTTTTTTAAGAAATTTTAATTTCTTGGGGTTTGTCTTCCTCAGGCACAATTCTCTCTAAACTTACAATCAAAATACCATTCTTCATATCTGCACCCTTAACGATTATATCGTCTGCAAGTGTGAATGACCTTTTGAATGAACGAGAAGCAAGTCCTTGGTGGACATACTCTTTTGATTCCGTATCCTTTTGTTTACCTTCAATTGCAAGAACTTCTTTCTCTTTTGAGATTGTGATGTCTTTCTTATCAAATCCAGCTAATGCAAGTTCGATACTGAAGTTCTCTGCATCGTGTTTTACAATATTGTAAGGTGGATAGTTTGTATTAGTCG